ACCGCCACTCTGGTCTTCGGCAACTTCATATTCACGTTGATCCATTGATTCATCTTCTTCAACTGCTTCTCCACATGAATGACCTTCTTCCATCATGCCACCACAACTTTCGCATGTTTCATCTTCATGACCGTGACCCTCATGACCACCTTCTTCTTCATAATCACCATTTGCTTGTGAAGGGCCTTGACCAGTCATCTTACGAATTAATGATAACATGTCATCATGGTCATCAACTACTTCAATATTAGCTTGTGGGCCTTCACCACCGTCAACATCAACTGTCATTGGTTGACCTGTGTGAGAGTGACCTGCATCATCTCCACCAAATAAACCCATACCTGATTGTTTAATGATACTTAATAATTGGTCAGCTTCTGCATCTTGTGCTGATACTGATACTGAATCAGGAGTGCCTTGTTGACCTTTACTGATAGAAACAGTCATACCTTCAGTAACATCCTTGCCTTCTAAGATAGAATTCAATTCTTTTTCCCATGCTTCAAAAGCGAATGGACTCTCTACTACTTCTTTATCTTTGAAAGTTTGACCAAATGCCTTAAATGTATCACCTGGAGTCTTAATGGCCTGTTGCTTCATATAAGAAGTCTTATCCATTTCGTACATGTCATCTTCCATAGTAGGTGTATGTGCACCGTAACTAGCCATGTCAGCTACTTCATTATTTGCTTCACCTACATAACCTTGAATTGGCATTTGACCATAGCATTCATCTAGACCTTCTTTGTAGCCTTCATGATAGTGTCTTGATTCTTCCATGTCATCGTAACGACAATTATAGCCTTCTTTAGTAAGAGCATGTGCTTTACCCATATGGCGGGCTGCCTTTAGTCTATGATCCATACCTTCTTTCACTTTCTTTTTCGTCAAATCGTTTTTACCCTTGCCATCTGCCGCAAATGCCGGGACACTTTTGCCATTGACTTTTTTCATTGGCATTGAGGCTTCATCTAATGTTTCTTTACAATCAGCTACCATTTGTTTTAGTTCTTTTTGATCACAATCAGGATGCATTTTACAAATTTCTGCAACAGACTTTCCATCTTGACACATTTTCTTAATGTGTGCCATTGAAGGTAATTTCTTTTTCTCATCATACTCAATGTCTTTGGTAACTTTCTTGCCAGCTTTTTCAGCTTTATTGTCGTCTTTACCTTTATGACCTTCGTCATATTCAATGTCTTTAGCAACTTTTTTACCTGCTTTTTCAGCTTTGTCATCAGCTTTGGCACGTGCTTCACTCATTGGACTCAACAAGCTATCGTTTGGTGGTTGGTCGGCTTCTTTTATTTTCTTCATTTGTGCACCAGCAAGATATTTTTGTATCTCCTTTGCCGCATAAAAGGCAGCATCACCTGCAGTGGATGAGTAAGGATCATTATCATATATTAAACTAGTTGATATTGACTGTAGAGTTTTAGGGTCCATTCTTGGAAATTCTTTTTTAACCGCAGACATAGTAGTCTGAAGGTTAGTACCATAATCACCTAAATGTTTATATTTTTTCCATACGTCCATCAGTCCAGGAATACTTGAAAATTGCTTTTGTATTCTTGCTTGATTTTCAGGATGATCTGACACTGTGCCCTCTTTCATCTCTTCTGGATTACCAAGAGTTACATCACCCTTTTTAAACATTTCAGCCGCTTGTGGGCTTTTTGCAGTTGCAACAACTTTACCAGACGCATCTTTAACTTGTACAGCGCCCGGCATTGGAGCAGTTGTATAATCGCTCTCTTCAACCGGAGAGTTGAATGAACCTCTTGCAATACGTTGAACTTGTCCCGGTTTGTTAAACTTAGGTGTAACTTTTGTTGCAAGAGCAGAAATTGGTTTACCTTTTGCATCAATTGTTGTACCTACATCTTTTACTTCAGCACCACGTGTAAAGTGTGGATTCTTACCAAAATATTGTTTGTGTTGAGGATTCATTTTGGCAATTGCATCAGGAGACATTTCATTTTCATTCAATGCTTTATCTAGTGAATCAAAATATTCTTTTAGACCCTTTTTCTTTGTTTTAGTCTCAGGATCAGTACCATCATCTTTTTTGTTATCAGCATGGCTTTGTGATTTGCCTTTAACTACTGTAGTTTTCTTTTTATCATGTTTAGGTAATTTAACATCTTTGCCAGACTTAACACCGAATGCACTAAAGTCATACTTTTTTGTTTCACCGGAATCATCAGCATCTTTCTTAGGACGACCTTTACCTTTTTTAGCGGCAGTAGATTTAACTTTATTGCCCTCATCATCTTCATCATCTTTACGACCGTAACCACCTGGCTCAGCAGTATGCTTTAAGCCAGTTTTAGTTTTTTCTTTTGCTTCACTAAGCTGGGTCATTTTGTTCATTAAATCTAACATATTCATTTTCATATTCCTTTTATTTAGATACACTGGCGCCAGTTGCTGGTTTTGGTGGACGTGTAATTGTACTCATCGGACTCTTATCGCCTAATTTCTTATCATCCAAATATGGCTTGAACGGGTCAAACGAATTAGGAGTCTTTTGTCCTGCATAAGGAATATCAATAGTTGAACCCTTCATTTGGTCTTTGATACTTGATAGATAACTATCACCATATGCTTTATTTGCTTCTTTAGCACCAGGTTGCTCACCCATTTCTTCATGTGTAAGTAGTGGGCTATCTTTCATTTCATTAGCATAGCCTTCAGCTTCGCTATTAATGCTATCGTCATATTGACTGCTGATAACACGAACCATGTTAACGTTGTATCCTAGAAGTTGAGCAATTTGCTGAATCATAGGTTCAGTAGCTGGGTATCTGAAGTCTGCTTTAATAATAGTTACAGATTGATTTGCTAAATTAGGAAATCCGTACGGATCTTTCTGTATAGGTGTTTTCACTGGATCGCTGATTCTGATCGGGTCAAACTTGTTTAGATTGTATTTAAACATATCTATAAAGTTTTTATCCACATCACCAGCAATCTTTATAGTATAGTTGTAACTTTTAAGACTTTCGGTTATGTATTGTTTTAGACTACGCATAGGTATCCTTTTTCTTATATATATTTATCTATTTATGATTTTTATTTGCATTTCGTAAAATGCTTGAGAGGTTATTGTAACCCAGCCGCGCCGGCCAATCCATACCTAGCAGAACTTAATGGGCCACGTACACTTGCTGTTGCCGTATCTGTTGCGTAGGTAATACGTTGAACTGTTGATACACCACCACTAACAAAGCCACCACTAAACCAACCGTCAGTGGTACTCCCTGATGCAGACAAAAACTGCACTGCCACACTTAACGGGCCACGTACACTTGCAATATCTGTATCAGTTGCATATGTTATTCTATCTATAGTTGACATATTGATTGGGTTGGAGCCGCCACCAAACCAGCCATAATTTGTTCCATCTGTGGTTGCTGCTAATGAACTTCTTGTCAAACTTAATGGGCCACGTGTTGATGCTGTTGCCGTATCTGTTGCATAGGTAATACGATCTACCGTGGATTGTAATCCGGGTACACTGCCTGTAGTATTACCTCCGCCAAACCATCCATCAGTGGTATTACCGGTAGCTGCCAAAGCACGCCTGGCTAAACTCAATGATCCACGAACACTTGCAGTAGCGGTATCTGTAGCAAAGGTAATACGTTGTACAGTTGATACAATACCCGGAGCTGATGGACTAGTACCACCGCCGAACCAGCCATCAGTGGTATTACCGGTTGCAGCCACACTATAAATTATGATACTTAATGGGCCACGTACACTTGCTGTTGCCGTATCTGTTGCGTAGGTAATACGATCTACTATAGACGCCGTAGTCGGTGACGACGCAGAACTTCGGTCTCCACCACCAAACCATCCGTCAGTAAAATTACCGGTTGCGGCTAAATTATATCTTGCTGAACTCAACGGTCCACGTGCAGTTGCAGTTGCTGTATCAGTTGCGTATGTAATACGGTCTACTATTGATTTATATCCAGGTGCAACTCCCGTATACCCACCACCAAACCACCCAGCGGTAGCTGATGAGGGAGGTGCCAACGTAGCTGTAAATCCACCACCACTAAATGTAAATGCTCCACTAAATGTTACTGACATATTTTTATTCCTATCTCATTATTTATCGGACGGTTCTTTACTGGCCAACATCTTAAGCAACTCGTTGCGGTCTAAAGCTTTACCCTCACCAATTGGTGTGTTCTCTATCTCTTCGGCCTTGCCAGCTAATTTCTGGTCTAACTGTGCTTTCTTAAGCTGTAAATCAATCATCTTTAACTTCTTATTCAATTTAGCAGTCTTTGCTGTAATAGCATGACCTAACATGTTACTAGCAACACTAAAAATCTCACTACTAAATCTACTATCAACTTGCATACCCAAATCACTTAAATCTTTAAAACTATCTACAGCCATCTGCGCTAATTCATCTAACTCATTATCACTAGCATCTAATCCACGTACTTGTGGCAATGCATTGTCAATCTTCTCTAAAGCACTTAATGCATCAGTGGTTATGTCACGTGCATTTTCTGGTATAGGAAAATGCAAGCTGTCAATCTCATCTTGTGGTAACTCAAATAATTCGTTTAATTTTTTTGTCATACAAGTATTTAGTTACTTGCTTCGCCCATTATAGAAAAGGTCATCCTCAGTTATCACTCTAAAGGTGTATCCATAATGTTTACAATAAGCCATTGCAGCCTGCCATTTGGCATGATTGATTGCTACTACCATTCTGTCTTTAGCATTAGCAACCTTACTCTCTATAAGACTTTGTTTCTTGGGTTTAATCTCAACTATTTCAGCAATGTTTTTACCATACTTATTTTGATAAACAACAAAGAAGTCCGGGATATATGTTTTTGGTTGTCCAGTAAATGGATTACGATAGGGTACGCTTATGGCTTCACTAGCCCAATACAATACATTTTTGTTAGTGTCACAAAAATTCATAAATGTAAGTTCCCATCCACTACGATATCTAGGG